CGGCACAACAACTACAATCAATACAGAAACACTTACTGTTGCAGATAACACAGTTGTTTTAAACAGTAACTATACTGGTTCATCACCAACTGAAAATGCTGGTATTGAAATTAATCGTGGCGGCGGAACTGAACCAAACAAAACACTAATATGGGATGAAACATCTGATAAATGGACTGTTGGCAGTGAAACATTTGTTGCTGCCACCTTTGAAGGCAACCTAACTGGAGCGGTTACAGGCACAGTTTCAAGTTTATCAAACCATACAACAACAGATTTAGCTGAAGGTGATAACGAATATTATACCACAGCAAAAGCCAACTCGGCGATTGATGCCCGAGTTACAAAAACTTTCGTCGAAGATCTCAATATTGATGTAGATGGCGGAACTTATTAAACTTATATAAGGAATCGAAATGGCAAATAGAATTAAATTAAAGCGCAGTAGCGTAAGCGGTAACGCACCAACAACTGGTGATATTGAAGTAGGCGAAGTAGCCTTAAACATGGCAGACCAAGTTATTCACTATCGTGATGGTAGTGATAACATCAAAGGCATCGTGCATGATCCCAGCAGTTCATTAACCAGCACACAACCAATATCAATCAATGCAAGTAGTGCTAGTGATTTTAAAAGAACTAGCCAATATGGTAGCATCAACCTCACCAATAATGCCAGTGGCAATATAGCGTCAGGGCAAGCAACTGGTGGTTTACAATGGGTTAGAGAAGCAGATGATGCAACAGCTTACACTGGTTTTGCATTTATGGATTATGATACCACTGAAAAAAACGGATTGATCGTTTTGGGTTATGATGATGGTGTAAGTGGATTTTCAACATTTGATATAACAAGATTGAGAAAAGCCAGTGCCAAATTTATGAATGGTGAACTAGCATTTGAAGATGATGGTAGCAGTATTACAGTTAATTCAGCAAATCGTGACACACTGGATCTCAGTGGTCTCAGTGTTAATACAGCTGGACTTACAAACACAGCAAGCACTGGCAGTGAAGTAATTACGGCAAGACGTGGCAATCAATATGGTTCACTTAACATTTCAAATAACGATGGATCAGCACTAGCCAGTGGACAAGCAACTGGTGGTTTACAATGGGTTAGAGAAGCCAGTGGTTCAACATGTTATGCTGGTTTTGCATTTATGGATTATGACACCACTGATGGCAATGGATTGACTGTTCTTGCATATGATGATGGTGTAAGCACTTTTGGAACCAACCAATTAATAGTAGCACGTGCTGGTGTGTTTAATGTCATGGACAGTGACGTAGCAATGAGCAGTGATGGCACAAACCAAACAATCAACACAACTGGTAGATTGGATATCATTGCTGACAGCGGCGATACTACATTGCGTTTGGGTGGCGGTGTTGGAGTTGACCTGTTAACACTAAATGGTGCAGCTGGCGGAACATTCTACATTCAGACAGTTAGCAATGATGGTTTCCGTCTACAATCACCAGACGGAACAGACTTTGTAGAAATCCAGGATGGTGAAATAGCCGTTAATTGCAATGACTTACCAGTTGCAACATTTACTGATGGCAAACTAGCGACAAGTGGTATTGAGAATACGGGAGATTCATATGCCGCTTCAATTACTGCAAAAAGAAATAGCGAATACGGTAGCATTAACGTTGTTAACAATGCAGACTCAGCACTAGCCAGTGGACAAACAACTGGCGGCATACAGTTTATTCGTGAAGGTAATGACAGCACATGTTATGCTGGATATCAGTATATGGATTACAATTCTACATCAGGTAATGGATTCATCCTTAAAGCATATGATGATGGTGTTACTGGATTTAGTAGTGATAACCTACTGGTAGCACGTGCAGGTGAAGTCCAAATTATGAATGCTGATTTAACATTCAGCACTGATGGCACAGACCAAACTATTACTGGTGCTGGTGATGTTAAATTTGATAGTGTAATTCAACTACAACAACTAGCTAGTGATCCAGGAACAGCCACAGACGGTTCTATGTATTACAATACAACAACAAACAGATTCCGTGGCAATGCTAACGGAAGTTGGATTAATCTACACTAAAATATCAGGGGGGTATAATACCCCCCCATCTAACAAGGAGCATACTGATGGCAGAAGATCAGGTTGAGAATGACACCAACTCAGAGGTGGAAGAAGAGCCAGCCAAAACAAGACGTGGCAGACCAAAACTAGATTTAGATTTAGGTCAGATAGAACGCATGGCTAGTGTAGGTTGCACTAAAAGAGAAATAGCTGTAATACTAGACATAAGCGAAGATACTATGAAACGCCGCAAAGATGTTTGTGAAGCATTTACACTGGGTCAGGAAAACAGTAAAGTAAGATTACGCCGTGCAATGATGCAAAACGCTATTGATCATCGTAATCCTACAATACAAATATTTTTAGCGAAGAATATGCTGGGAATGAGTGATCAAGGAATGACAACTGGCGATGATCGTGCACCACTTCCTTGGATTGATGATTAATTAATACACGTATAACAACAAAAAGCCCCACTGGGGCTTTTTTATTACAATTCAGAAATAAACTGCAAATCTGTTGGTATAAAGACAGTGGCAATGGGATGAAATTTTATAGTATAACAACGATCTTCCATCACTAGAGGATTGCCACAATACCAATCAATCTTATCAACAGCTTGTGCAAGAACATTATAGTCTGGTAAATCTACATTCCAAACAATTGGTCCATAACACACAAACAGTAATGCAAGTGATCCAAACAATATACCTTTAATTAGATCTTCAATATTAGTCACGACGTTGTCTCCTATTAACGCTTTCATATATAATATATTATAAGCATTTATATTTGTCAACAAAAAAACACCTGGACAGCTAACGCATTGCCCAGGTGTTCTTATTAAGATATCAGATGTATTCTTATACATCCAACTCATGCTAAAAAATACAATTACACAGTAGCACGAAAACGCCAATGTGTCAACAAATAAATATACTGACAGGGGAAAATTTGTTATGAAAGAAACTCAGGAAAATCGAGAGCGTATTATCAAGATTGAAAAAGATATTGAAGCTATCAAAAACAATCACCTTGCCCATATTGAAAAAGATATGGCCAGCCTGCGTAAAACTGTTGAAAAGGTGGATAATCGTATCTGGTGGATTGGCGGTCTTATCATAGCAAGTGCAATAGGGAACATGTATTTCTAATGGCAAGAAGATTAAACAAACCATATAGAACACCAGGCGGACCTAAAAAGTTCGCTGTTAACGTAAGAAATAAACAAACAGGACGCATCAATACTGTGAGATTTGGTGATCCTAATCTAAGCATAAAGCGTAAAGATCCGGAGCGTAGAGCAGCCTTTCAAGCAAGGTTTGGTAACCGTTTTAGGAACTTAAAAGGACAAAAAAACTTGTCACCTTTGTATTGGAGTTGGCAAGCATGGCAGCCTGGCACCAAATGGGTGTGAGTGAGAGTGACCCAGCACAGTAAAAAAAATGATTAAACCATTTACAAATGAAGAACGACAGGCAAGTAAGTATAGGGAACAGGTTAACAGACCCTGGACCCAACCGTGGAGAAGCAGATGCCTATTAGAAGAAGAAATCGTGATTGGTATTGGGGATCGAGAGGTCCTTTCAGAACCAAACGAAAAGCCGAGCAAGTAGCTCGTGCAGCATATTCAAGTGGATATAAAACAATGGCAATGAAACCAAAGAAAAAGAAGTCAAAAAAGCGTAGCAGATAATGCCACTAAGCACAGCACAGCAATCAATATGCGATGATGAAAGTCGCTTTAGGGTAGCAGTTTGCGGTCGACGATTCGGAAAAACTTACATGAGTGTTCGTGAAATGGCACGTTTTGCACGTTTCAATGATCGCAAAGTATGTTATATTGCACCCAGTTATAGACAAGCCAAACAAACTATCTGGACTGATTTAAAAAGCAGACTCAGCAAACAACGCTGGATTAAAAAAGTTAATGAAAGCGAACTGACTATCACACTAATTAATGATAGTCAAATAATGTTACGCAGTGCAGACAACTATGACAGTATGCGTGGTTTAGGTTTGGACTTTGTAGTATTTGACGAATTTGCAGACATTGCACACGAAACCTGGACTGAAGTAATACGCCCAGCATTATCTGATAGACAAGGACACGCATTGTTTATTGGCACACCCAAAGGTATGGGTAACTGGGCAAAGGATTTATGGGATCAAGGACAAAACCCAGACTTTGATGATTGGAGTAGTTATCAGTATACAACACTGGATGGTGGCAATGTTGAAGAAAGTGAAATAACGGCAGCCCAGCATGACTTAGATGAACGCACCTTCCGTCAAGAATATATGGCTACATTTGAAACCTATGCTGGTGCTGTATATTATGCGTTTGATAGAAGTCAATTATACGACAATCGACACTTTGATCCACCACTTGATGATAGAGAAATGCTGCACATTGGCATGGACTTTAACACAAATCCAATGGCAGCAGTGATCAGTGTTAAACGTGGAGATAGGCTTTATGTTATAGATGCTGTAGAGATATACGGCAGTAACACACAGGAGATGTGTGATGAAATCAAATCGAGATACGGGAAAAGAAGGATCTTTGTCTATCCAGATGCTAGTGGCGGTAACAACAATACAAAAGGTTCCAGTGACCATAATATTTTACGACAGAACGGATTTGACGTTCGTTCGCCGAATCGTAATCCTCCCGTAAAAGATAGACTAGCCGCAGTTAACAGCGCATTTAAGAGCTCAAATGGGCAAGTTCGTTTGATGCTAAATAATACATGTAAACGATTAATCGAATGTGTTGAAAAACAAACCTATAAGGGTGATACTCGAGTGCCCGATAAAAATAGTGGGTTTGATCACCTTGTCGATGCTCTGGGATATTTGGTTGTGTATCACTTCCCAATTAGGCGTCCAGTTCGAGAAGATTCAACAACAGTGTTCGGACACTTTTAGGAATAGAAAATGCTTACTGATAAAGAGATTAAACAGGTCCATCCAGAATATAGTGAATATGTCCAGGATTGGGACTATTATTATAGAAGTTATATTGGTGGTAATGAATACCGTGAAGGAGCATACCTTCGCAAATACTTAAACGAAGATGCAGCCCCTGGTGATCAATACGGTCAGCGTTTGTTAAACACAGCGTTACAAAATCACGTTAAATCAATTGTTCACATTTATCGTTCTTACTTGTTTAGAACAAGTCCAACACGCACATTGAGCAACACAGTCTCATTGCCAGATGTTACTCAGTTTATGAGTGATGTTGACCTTAAAGGCACTGACTTAAATGCATTCATGAAAAAGATTCAAGACAGTTTAATGGTTTACGGTAGCATGTGGTTGATTGTTGATCGTCCAGCGTATAGAACACTTACACGTGCAGAAGAATTACAAATGGGCATTCGTGCATACGTAAATGCCTATGTGCCAGGCAATGTATTAGATTGGGAATATACACCAACAATTACTGGCAGAAATGAATTAACATATCTTAAAATTATTGAACACAGTGGTGATGAATATGATCAACTAGTTGTTTGGTATCCAGAAAAAGTAGAACGCTACTGGGTAGAGAAAAAAGGATTCAAACAAAAGATCGTAAGCAAAGGTTCAATCGGTGCATATGAGTATGCATACAATGATGAGATTGAATATGGTAAAGTTCTTAAAGCAGAAGAATATTTAAATCCACTGGGATACATTCCAGCATTCCGTGTAAGCACAGATGATGGACACAGTCAAATTGCAGACATTGCTGATACACAGCGTCAAATCTATAATAGATTAAGCGAACTAGAACAAAGTATCCGCATTAGTGGTCATACAACACTTG